AGATGATGATATCACTGTTATACCTTTTCCTGACATACCTGATATTCATCCTAAGTATTGGTTTGGTGGTGAAAATTTTAAGTATGGCATGGCACGCTGTTGGGATCGTCCTAAGACTTTTGTTTTTAATACCCATAATTTTGCTCCTGATAAGCCTACTGGACGTTTTTGTTTTTTTGACTTGGATGTTATCATTCAGCGTGATCTCACACCTGTTATAACATACAACATGGAAAGACCCACTAAGATGAAGTCTTGGTGGCAAGACCCCAGACCAATGGATACCAGACAGTTTAAGTTGGCGCATGGTGCATATACAAATGGTTCTTGTCAAGTCTGGTCAGACGATCAGTGTGAGTGTATCTGGGAAGATGTGCTAAAAAATCAAAAGAAGATTTGGTTCACATACACTGACGGAACCGATAACTATCATTCATGGAAGTGGGGCCGATACGGTGAAGACTTGTGGGATCACTTTCCTTCTTGGATGGCGTACTCATACAACCGTGGCCGGTCATGGGATGAAGATGATTTGAATGTTGGAATCTACAGACCAAACTGCATCATCTGCGTATTCAATGTTGACCTTCTACCCTTTGAAGACAAGAGCAGGGGACACACAAAACAAGATGAACTTGTTGATCCAAATTTGTTGGAGCATTGGCGATGAACATCTACACGGTAAAGTGGGGTGACAAGTACAATCACCAACATGTCAACAGCATCTACGAACAATGTTTGACGTATCTTACATGTGATTTTGATTTCTTTTGTCTCACAGAAGACCCCAAAGGATTGGACTCTGCAATCAAACCACTCGCGCTACCAGGCGGCAACAAACTGGAGAAGTGGTGGAACAAGATGTACCTGTTCGATGACAACATCGTAACGCAAAAGGGTGAGAAGATGTTCTTTGACATTGACACTATCATCCAAAAAAATGTTGATGTGATCGCAGACTATGATCCAGAAGATTGTTTGTGTCTGGTAAAGACATGGTGGCACGATCTAGAAACACAATACAAAGACACCAGACACGTTCCTCACAAGTTTACCGATCTTAACTCATCTGTGCTGCGTTGGAATGACAGTCTAAATACTAGAGAACTAACTGAATACTTTAATAAGTATCAGAAACAAATACTATGGTACTATCGGGGCCTTGACAACTTCTTCTACAACAGAAGAGTAATCAAAACAAAACTGTTCCCACTTGGATGGGTGTATAGTTTCAACCAAGGTTTTGTTTTTCCTCACGACATAGAAAAACATACCTACCGAGAACTTCCATATATTTGTATTTTTGACTCAATGGGAAAAAGTGAAGATGTTAAATTTTAATTTCTTAAATAATTTCAAACACTGGGGCGAGGCCCTACACATCATCGAACACAAGATGCCTCACAAACTGGCAGACTTCAGACAGTCTTTGTCAGAGAACAACATGGAGGCTAGTATCTGGTTGGTTGAAGAACTACAAACTTACCTTGAAGAATACTATGCAAAGTCTGGAAGTCTCAGAGTATTGATTCTCAACTCTTGGTTGGGTATGCCTATGGTTCCGTTGATCTGTGAGAACCTAGACGTAGCACAGATTCACATGGTTGACTTGGATGAAGAGTCAATCGAACTGTCAAAGATTTTTCACAAACACTATGCCCAAGAAAAGTTTGTCAACATTCGTCACTGGAATCTGGATGTCCCCTTTGAATTTGAAAACCTCAACAACATTGAAGTTGATGTGGTGATATGCATCCACACGGAACAGATGTACCCACTGAATGAATTGGTAACAAAGAACCCCAATGCAGTATTCGCCATGCAAAACTCCAATGTGGTTGAAGAAATGTATGGTATCAATTGCGTTAGTTCAATCGAACAGTTGAAAGAACAAATTGGATTACCTGATGCGGAGTACGAGGGAACCATTCAACAAACGTATCACACTTGGGATGGCAAGAGAGAATATGATAGGTTTATGATTATAGGTCAGAGGGAAGGATTCTTCTAGTCTAGGTTTAATCCGACAGTTAGAAGTTCTGCTATTGATTTGTGAGTATCAATTCCGTAGTGTAATCCGTCTCTACCAACGTCAATTGAATTTATTTCAAAGTCCTTGTTGAAATCAAATTGATGGACTTTATGCATATTAGAAATATTTTGTAATGTCATCTCATGTAACTGCCTGCGGGATTTGTTATACCCAACGTCATTACAAGATAGAAAAAATTCCGACAGTCCACGGACATCGAAAACTTTTTCATACTTTTCTACATGGGTTGAAATCAAGGGCAGAACCATATCATCCATATGCGGAAGAATTAAATAATTTCTTGAGTCGAATAACCACTCCCACAGTATGAACTTGGGAGAGTATGTAGATAGATACCACAATAGATTTGAAATGTTTATGTCATGAGACACGCCAGGCAAAGACATGTTGTAATAGTCCATACCCAAACGTTTTGCAATTAGTGATGGGTAGCACTTATCTTCTGGCACTCCAGTACCAAATGTCTGAGAACCACCTACAACTAAGAAGTGATTTGTTTTGTTAAAAGTTTTTGGTGTTCTGTGTCCAGCATAATTGAAGTCATATGATATTCGGTGACCATAGTCTTCATTGTAGTCAGAAAAATTTGGATTGTCAGATAACAGATATCCAGCAGTGCTGTCTGGATCATAACCCACAACTTGGCCACCGATACTTCTGACCTTCGGCCACAACTGGTCACCTTCTTTGTGCATCAGTTTCATTCTAAACCAATGTCCTCCACCATCATCTCCCACATATTTTTATCTGGGATGACAAACCCAATCGTTTGTCTGGGACTTGTTGATCCGGCGCAGTGCCAGTATGGTTCCTCATCCTTGCCACCGTAGTATCCAACCTTGACAGACCATCCCGCTGGGTCATGGATGGTTTTGATCTCACCGTCTTCTAGGTGTCTGAAGAATCCACCACCGTCACTATGGGACAGTAGAATATTGTAGCCGGGACAATCCCAATTACAATGCCAAGACATGAACCCGTCTGGTGGGTAGTAAACATGTACCGCAGTATACTTTGCTCCTAGATAAGAAGACAAGGAAGTACAAAAGTCTAGTGACTTTGATCTAGCTTCTTCTGGTACGTTGGGTGTAGTTTGAAAACTGCATGTGATGCCAAACTCGGGTGGACCTTTATGATCTTTGCCCTTGTCGATTACAGTGTCCAGATATTCTTTGGAACAATAGAAGTCTATACCCAAACCATCTTCTTGGTTTTCGGCCATTGGGAGTTCAAAGTCTTTTTTATTGAACCAAGTAATATAATCGTCAAGAGACTTCTGAAGTTCTTGATTTATTGGTATGTTTATCATTTAATGTGATTTTTCCTAAACTGTAGTGAGTGATGATTACATCTTGACCTTCTAGTTCTTCCGGTCTTTGCCCCATACAAAAATTCCACCTTGCGTCCGGTGATGGAAAATCTCCTATTTTTATGGTATCTTTGTGCTTAGTTTTATTTAGTAGATACCACATAGTGAACGTATCCCACGGTCTGGCCTTTTCTGGATACGGACTTATATCATAACCTTCAGATATCTGTCTGCAATAGTATTCATACCAATCGTCCATCAACTCAACTATATGCGTACTTTTCTTATATAGAAAAATGCCGCAGTGATAGATCATCTCTTCTTCTTCATTGAGTTGTGTGATCTTTGAGTTATACGGACGATTGCGAGTGAAGATTATATCGTTGTCTCCGATATGATTGAAGATATCTTGTATCTCCTCATCTTGAATCCAAGTGTCGCAGTCTACATAAAGTGTTAGATCGTATGGGGTTCGTGACAACGCCCACAGTTTTGTTCTGATATGATTCGGGATATCTGTTATGATGCGATCAAATATTTTATGATCGTCTTCTTCTATCCACTCTGGTAAAGTAAATAAACAGATATTGGCTTCTGGGTGAAAATCCAAAAGAGATAGGGCAGATTCCTTCGCGGCCAAGTAATATTCATACTTGACCGTAGCAACGTACAGGTATCCGTTCATTCTGACTTATTAAGTTCTTCTTGTATCAGAATGGTAGCAAATGATTGTACTTCGATAAGAGTCTTTGCTTTTCTTAGAAGTTTCTTGAGTTCTTTATTGTCGGAGTTCTTAATATACTCAGACTCAAATGCTTGAAGTTTCATCTCAAACAGGGTTTCTTGTTTCATCCTGTTGTGATGAATCTCTTGCGTCTCTTCGCGTTTTTTAAGTTCTTCGTCAGCAGTTTCCTGATGGCGAACAGTGTTTTCGTCCAACACCTCTTCGCCGAAATCTTCCATGATTGCATCAAAGTCTCTGTTGGACAGACCTTCTTCTGGATTTCCGACATTGATGTTGCAGGGGCGATATACGTCACCCACAAGAATCTCACAAAAAACTCTGCGGTTCTCTTTATCAAGCCAGCGGGGGTTACGATATTTTGGTTGAGAGTCCATAATGTTCCTCATACTATAAAAAATACTGTGGGCGTATTATAACACCCACTAGTATATATGTCAAATAATCAAGCGGTTCTTACAAAAAGTTGTTTCGTCTCTTGAGTAGAACTAGAAGATTGGATGGTATCACCGGCATATTCACCGTAGTACGTTCCTGAGTATGTACCCGCATAGGCACCATTTAAGAATCCAGAAAAGAATCTGTCATAGTAACCAGTATACGACCCAGCATATTCACCTGAGTAGTTTTCTGAAACGATAGTCTTTAACTGGTCAGTCATCGTTCCACCCATCTGAGTCCAAGACCCAGTAGCAGTCGGAGAACCAGTTTGCAGTAAATATGTACCAACACCAGAAGCAATGATTCTGTTTCTGAAAGCAGGAACCAGAGTTTCTACGTCAGCCTCTGTCATCTCATCGATATTACCGTCTGCATCGACTTGGAGAAGCATGTTAGTACTAGAACCCGCATCCGTTGTCGCCGCAGTTTTTTGCCAGAGATAATAGTTTACGGTAGTACCATCGGTTTGCGTATCTGGGATAGTATACCGAGAAGTCCACGTTCCACCGGAGGGGGTAGAAGTATCAACCTTGTACTGACCCACAGTATGTTCGTCTTCCAATACCATTGCATTGATAACTTCATCAAGAATTTCTGAATCAATTTCTGAATCTGTCATTTCATCGACAGATGTATTTGTCCATTGCAAAGGATTGATTTGCCCAGATTCACTCACACTAGCAACGGGTTGATTGAAACGAAACGTGGTTGTAGTGATAGTACCAGCAGCGGGGTGGGTTCCAACGGATTCAGTTCTTGCCCTGTCGGAAAAGGTTCCAATCTCATCAGAACCAGCAGAACCACCAGTAACAACGTTTAGTTCAGCAGTACCAGACCCATCCGTATCAGTAGCAAACTTTTGGGTAATAACACCAGCAATTTGATTACGAATTTCCGTTGCTGTTAGTTCACGAAAACCTTGTAGCCCATCTGCGGCTACAGGATAACTTCCAGCTTCAAGTGTTATTGGACCAGCCATCTTTTAACTCCTTAGTTAATCAAAGTGCCACTAGAATTGTATACAGCGATACCTCGATGTTTAACCCAGTTAGTAGCATCTCCACATGTCAAAGTAAATGTAGTTTTTGCGGGGAGGGTAACAGCAGCGTTTGCTGAACCGCCCTCA